AACCATTTGGGCCGAGAGATCGGGAAGAATATGATCCCGTATATTCTCCAGCTTGAGCTGCGGCACCACACATAGTTGTAATTTTGTATTTAATTAAGTTTACAGCTAGTCTTTAGCGGTGTCTCTTTCTATTTATGTCAGACCAACAGACCGTCCCACCTTCTGATAAGAAGGAAGAAAAGAAGAAAGGAGTAATAAATAAGCTTCAAGAAATGACTCCTGATAAGGAGGAACAGATTGCTTTAGTCGGAGTTGCAGTTCGTTTGGGAATTGTGGTGTGGTCAGGGTTTTGCCTGACTTTGGCGTACATCGATCTGCCTGGATTTCCTAAGCAGACTTTCGATCCAACCTTTATAGCTTCGATATTTACTTCGACTTTGACGACCTTCGGAGTCCAGGCAGCGTCTAAGAAGGGTGGTAACGGACTCTCTAAGGACGACGTAGAGAAAATGATGGCCTCTAAAGCTGGAAGTGGTGAACAAGTTATTAGAGTGCAAACTCCAATCCGAATCCAATCACCAGACGGACAAGAGATTCAGCAAGTTGTTGAAGCTCCTAAAACTCCACCAAAAGAAAACGTATGAAGAAGTTACTGTTCCTGCTACTGCCTGGCTTGGTGGTGGCAACTCCAGCTCGAGCTGACATAACCCATGCCATAACTACGAGCACTCAGCTCACGGTTAATGCCGCTGCTACAGCAGCAGAACGTATTGGCTCATCTTTCTCTGTATCGGGAAGCAACATAGACACAACTGATGGAACAACTGCAAACACCGTCTCTGCGGGGACAATTACGAGTGGCGTTTATTCGCCTGGGACTATTGCCGCCACCCAAGACAATCCAGGCGCAGCGTTTTCCTACAGTGCGAGCTATCTACAAGGCGATGCGGTTCCCACATCAGCCCCATCGGTAGGCGCAGTAGGTAACTTTAGTGATGTAACTTCTACTGCTGCTGGCACCGCTGGCAGCTTGGCAGGTACGATTACAAGCCAGGGTGTATTTACGATTACCGCAGGTGGTGCTGGGACTTCGGCAATAGGAAGCATGGAGAGTGCTTTAACTGTTAAGTGACAAAGCGGCTTTTGCCACTGTTATTACTTATAAGTTCCCCTGCTTATAGTGTTCCTGTAGTGCCAAACTTCTCTCAAGGAAGTATGCAAAGTACTACTAGAACTATATCAGTAGTCACAGAAAGTATTGTCTCAAAAGATTATAATACTGGCCATCAGTATTCAGTTAACGGCTCTAATCTGACGATCAATGGTTCAACAATCTCCCCAAACAGTACCTCTGTAACAGGAACAATTGATGGGCAATCCCAATCATGGACAGGCTTAGACCTCAGTACGAAACCAAATGTGACTATCACAAATGGTGGCCAACCTTTTCAGTACGTAGAGACGTATCGAGGGCCAGGATTGTCCAACATGACAACCATAAATCGAACAACAAATATAGAAAGTACTACAGAAACTGTATCAGTATTTGCGCAATAATCTTTCATTTAGGTGGGGCCGCTGTAGCACAGACCAGTTCTACAGCAGCACCCGTAGCTAATAGTAGCGGGTCAGTAACAAATATGGGAATACAAAACCTCCCTGGAAATAGTGTTACGAATCATTACGGAGGTAATATTATTTGTCAGGGGCCAATGTTAACACTCTCACCATTTGTCACTGATTCACATACATTTAGTAAGCCAAGAGAATACTGGTATGATGCTCCATCTTACAATGATGATGGGAGTTTAAGCCACTATGTTGCTACTCGTACTGGACAAAAAGATAACTATGCGTTGAATCTTGGAATGTCTCTTAATTTCTCAATTCCATTAGATAATTCACTTCAAAAAAGATGCAAACAAGCAGTAGATAAGCAGCTTGCTTTACAACAAGAATTGATAAATTTTAAAAGATTAGACTTTGAAATTAGTCGTCTTAAGAATTGTGGAGAGCTTATGATGAAGGGTATTGAGTTCCATCCAAAGTCTCCTTATTACAAGATTTGTGCTGATGTAATTGTGAAAGCAAAGCCTGGGCAAGTTTTACCACATAGGCATACACTTAAACCTTTAGAGGTGGTAAACCCCGCTTCTCTCGATAAGAATTAGTACGCTTCTCTGAAGGAGTTAAAGTTCTAACAGGCTTGCCAAGTTTCTTTTTGATCTTATTAATTATCTGTTTAACTATTGGCTTGACCACACGTAAGAGGAGAGGAGTGGCGAGAGCGGCAGAAGTGGCAATGAGAGTAATGCCAGTAGTGCTAACAACCTGAGGAGCTGTTGGAATAGCATTAATTATTTGTTGTGTCGTTGTTAGTTTCTTGTACTGAGTGACACAACGGTTCCCTATTAATTGATATCCAATTATTTCTTTCCTGCCATCCTCGATTTTAGTTCCAATTTCCGCCGCTCCAGGTGGCGGGCAATCCTCGATCTTCTTGGGGGGAGGTGCGTCTGCTGCTGGGATTTCTGGTTGTGGATATCTTTGTGGCTCAGCCTCTTGTATGTATAGAAGTTCTTCTGGCGTGTAGTCCATTGCTTCATAGCTTGGATACTCCGCATCACAGAAGACAACATTTCCTTTTGGGTCGTTGGTTAGTAATGCACTATTCTCTCTACTATCCTTCCTCGCTTCAACACATCCAGGTATGTTAATAATAGGAAAGCCAAGAGGTACCGTTACTGGTACTGCAATATCTAAAGACTCAGGTGATGTTATTTGCCAGATTCGAACTTTTGGAGTCTGGATTGGATTGATATTGATCTTCGGTATTTCGCTCACGATGATAGAGCCCGTAGCGAACTTGTTGTTTTCTTAGTTCTCTGCAATGAGAACATTGGCATTCAGTCTTTTTCAAGTTCGTCAGCTTTAGCAGCTAACCCTGTAAACAATCCATGTTGAGGATGTTCAGGTCTATGCCGACCATCAAGAACATAGAGGTTTTGCATTCGTTGCACTCTTTCCCTTTGTTCTTTTACGAACTTAGGGCCCATTTCAAATTTCATTTTAGAAAGGTAATTTTATGCCTTTTGGATTTGCAGTAGGTAGGGCAGGACTCGATAGCCCAGGTAGTTTTATAGATTTTGTCACTTGTTCTACAGCTTTTTGCATTAAGGCATCCTTGTTTCCTTGGAACCAGAAGTACCCATACGCCCCGCCACCAAGAATTGCTATGACTCCAACGCCTGAAGCAATTGCAATTCCATCAATGATTTTTCTCATGATGATTTACCAGCTATCAGATGTGCTTTATAGGCATCTTTAACTGATTGAGTCCATACTGCATTAGCAATAGCTTTCACTTCATCAGATTCTGCACTGATATCTGTATCAACCCAGTTATCACTTGCATCTATATTTCCAGATCCAAGTACTTTTCTATGGAATGAACGTGTTAATTCCTTGCCATCTTCTTTGATTACTGTTGCAGTTCTGACTTGAATTGCTTTGAAGTCTCCAACAACTTCAATCTTGTCTTCAACTGTTGTTTTTGTTAGTGCCATTAAGATTAATCTCCAATTAAAATAGGTTTAGGCAAGTCTGAAACAGCCTCTATAATTGAGGTCTGTTGCAGCAATGAGATCACTTCCCATTGCTTGTTGATTAGTGCTACCTGTTTTACCATAGACATAAAATCTATCGTTATAATACTCAGCAGTTATATACCAATGGTAATAGTTGTCATCATTAGCAGTAGATAAATAAGTATAATCGTTAATAGTTGCATTAGGGAATGATGCTGGAGCATAAGGTAAACCAGTAATCCATAAATCACCACTTCCATTTTCTAGTCCACTATTATTTGCACCTCGTATCCACATACTTACATAACAAAGATGACCTACTCTTATATATCTGCCGTTTTGATATGCATGATTTGATATTTGACCAGCACCAGTATTGTAAACAGGCGTGAATTCACCTTCTTCATAATCATCTAAAAGTTCTGAAGTATCTGTGCCTGATCCATCACCAGTAGCACTAAAGTCAATACCTTTACCAGCTGTTCCTATTACTAAATTTCCAGTAGATACTTCTACGTTTCCATTAGAGAAAATTTCTAAACAAGTAGTATCTGCTCCTGAACTTACAGAAGTTCTGAATTTAAAATCTTGTCCAGTTGTGTAATGATCTATATGTGCAGTACCAGTGGAATTAAATCTAAGTTGATCAGTCTTCCATCTGTTGAATGTACCTGAACCAGTATCGAGATCTAATTGAGAACCATCAAATTTAAGATTAGCCTCCCCTTGCATAGCGTTAGCACCTGTAACCGTGACAACTGTGTTATCAGTTGATCCTGTTAAAGCTGCCCCACTAGAAGGTAATGTCTGCCAAGAGCACGTACCATCTCCATCTTCTCTTAGGAACTTAGTACCACCAGATTCACCAGTAGATTTAACTTGAGTCCCTTCTGATACCGCATCTTCAAAAGCTGGTTCAGCTCCAGCTCCAGCCGAAGTTAAGACTTGTCCATCAGTGCCGGGCCCGATTGCTTTTGGATTACCTGATGCGTCATAGGTAATGATTTGTCCATCAGTTCCTGCTGCTTGTTTAGCAAGAGTAACAGCATCATCTTTAACGCCGTCAGTGTTGACTTGTGTTAGTGCCATTAGTCTGCTGCCTCCGGTGTGTTACCTGCATCTTTCCATTCTAGGTACTCTTGGTAATCTACATTGTTTGGATCAGACGGTATAGATGTATTGAAGTTAGTATCATCATCAGCTCTTAGAACTGTGTCACTAAGTTCACCTTGTATTTTTAATAGTTTGTACTTAGTCATAGTTCAGCACTCCATATCAAGTTGGCATCAGTACTTCTGAATTGTAATATTGCAGCATCTCCAGCTGAAGCTGCTGAGCTAACACTACCTAAAACTAACCATCCCGCATCAAAAGTTGTATTAGTATGTGCCCAACTTAAATCACTTGTTTGGTTAGATCCATTACCGCCAGGCGAATTTAATCTCCATGTCCCACTTGGAGTAAAAGAAGGTGCTGCTCTCATATTAACTGGCAAGGTATATGGAAACGCACCATCGTAACCATTGCCTGAGAACCATCCACTTGCACCTACCATATGATTGGAATCACCTCTTACTACATGGCAATATCTTTTACATCTTAGTAATTCATCACCATACGATCTATGCTCAAAGTCAGTGGCTCCATAATCTCCAATCTCAAGCTGAACACCTGTGATATTTATATAATTACTTGTTGAGTCAGCTAAGTTAACTTGACTAGGATGCTTTCTATTTGCACTAACATTTGCATCCCATGCACCATTTCTAAAAGTTCCCCCAGCTGTAGCTAAACCGCTTGCAAAATACATATAAATTCTTAATCCTTCTGCTGTAGTTGCTCCGAATTTTGTTCCTGTTGTATCTGCGTTATAGATTAAGGTTTTTCTTTCCCAAGTATCAGCACTGTCTATAGTATATGCCATGCTAGAACCTCTGGTAGCAATGGAGCTATACAACTCCATAGTGTAAGTACCAGTTTTATTAGATTTTACCCAAAAGGATAAAGCGTATTTTTTCGCTCCACTGGTTCCATTACCAAAGCGAACACAATCTTGATTTTCTATTTTGTACCAAAGATGCATATAATCGCTAGTACCTAATGAAGTGTCAGCAGTCGTGCAATCTAATTTATATGAATTAACAAAACCATCAGGAGCATCAGTACTTTGTGAAACAGTCCAAGTGCCAGCATTGCTGATCGCAAATTCAAATCTATCACAACATTTATAACCACCTGAAGTAACGGAAGCAACGCTAGTGTTACGTTGACTTACCGTCATCGCCCCATTTGCGACAACATTGCGATTACTTAAGTTATTAGTAATCTTTGCCGTACAAGTTCCATCAGTAGCAAGCGCAATGGCATTTCCATTAGCTCCTGCTGCATCTGATATGGCGTTGACTTTAAGTGTGCTCATGAAGAAGACTCCAATCTAGTATGTTCAGCTTGAATCTCAGATTCGGTAGGAGCAGTATCGCTACCTTTCCATATTAAATTCTCACCTTTGAGGTGGAATTTTCCATTAGGTTTTAATGAAAAAATTGCGGCTAATCTTTGTTCGTGGTTCATTAGATTTCTACCTCAATTAAAAACATTGTGCTTGGCCTGCTTTGATACTGAATGGTTACTGCATGAGATGTAGCTGTTGCTTCTAATTTATATTTTGTTTTATATGTAACCGCACTTGTCGTATCTGGGTGATCCCAAGTGAGCATATTTACACGGCCAAATATAGCTGTTCTGTCAACGGTATCTACTCCACGCCTATCATAATTAATCGCTGTAGAATCTCTATACAATTCAAAATTCATAACATTATCACCGCCATTTGGTTCGTTTAAATAAAAATGTTGGTCAAGCATAATTATTATTTTATTTGCAGCCTTAGTTGGAGTTATATTTTGAGTTAAACCTGTATCCTCATAAGTTGTAGTGGTATTACTGTCTGAAGTGGAATAGACTTGAGAAACAACTTGTACGATTTTTGAAGTAACGTTACCAAACTCAAGCGTTCCAGCAGTAGAACTATTCTTTAATACTTGACCAGCAGTACCAATAGTTGCAGGTAACTTCAGCTCTAAATCAGATGCAGGATTAGTTGCAGGAGCTGCGATGCTCATGCTATTTCCTGATGTGTGGGGGAATTTAAGACTGCCCATTATGCTGCTACCTCCATTGCTGTAATAGTACAAGAGAAACGAGCATCATAGCCAGTGGCATTACTATCTCTACCTGTTCTATTTATATATGTTGTATCAGTACTATATGCAGAAACCTGCGCTTTATAAACAAGTTCAGAAGTTGAGCTAGGTGAATCTAAATATTCAAATTTTTGTACAGGAGAACTTATATTATTAATGTAATAAGCGCAACCACCTGTTCTAGGTCTATTACCTGCGGCATCACCTACTGCCAATGCTGTGCTGTCTCTAGCTAAACGTCCGTAAGTTTGGTCATTAGTGCTTCCCATTCCTTGGAAATAAGCTGAAATCCATATTTTGCTAGTTGCAGCTGCAGGAGTAATTTTAACGCACCAGATTGAACCAGCTCCGGCTTGATCTACTCCTGTTATATCTTCCCAAGTGTCTTCAGTTGTTGTAGTAAAAGCATCTGTTTTAGTGCAAGAGACTACTTGAAGTATTTTACCTGGTGAAAAATTACAGGTAGCAGCAGTGACTGAATTAGCAGGTAAACCACCTTGAGCTAAACCGCTAATGGTGTTATTCGATCCGTTGAGAACTAAAGCCATGTTCAGAGTTTAGCTGATAACCCAGGTTCCGCTAACGGTAACGGTTCCATTGTTAGTAATAGGGCCGACGGAGTGCATACCCTTATTTGCTGCAATACTATATGTTCCCGCTGAAATTGTCTGGTCGTTCTGGTAGCCACAGCCATCAAGGCTGGTAGAAGCTATTCCTGTTAGAGCTGAACCGTCACCTGTAAGTGTTGTTGCAGCTACTACGCCAGTTACGGTAATTCCAGTTGAAGTGGTTTCTAGTTTTTTATTTCCATTATGATATACATCTACACTTCCTAATGGATTCATTGCTAAGTAAGGAACCCAAGTAGTACTGCCACCACTGGTATTGCCGTGATGAAATGTAAGAGGATAGTTTCCGTTAGAAATACCGTTGTTTGTATATATAGATGTTTGTTCCCCAGCTATTGCTCCAGTGGCAGGAGTTGATGCGAAATGTCGAATAGTTAAATCACTATCAGTTCCCCATGATGCAGGAACATCATTATTAAATGAGAGGCTATTATTACCGCCTACTCCTGCTGGTACATCTGCCCATAACATTCCACCCGTCTGCCCTGACTGTGCTTGAAGGAACTTTCCATTGCTCGGATCATTACCAACACTTAGCTTTGCTTCAGTAACTGTCCCGTCAGATACAGTGCCAATGTTAACTGTTGAGCCTAGCGTAATAGCAAAGAAAGGAGCATTAGAAGCTGGTGCAGCACTGAAGATAATCGAACTTCCATCTATTGCAAATCCTTCTGATGGTTGACTCGTACCTGTATTAGGTTTCTGAATAACACCGTTAACAGAACAGATTAATTGTTGAGCAAAAGAAGGTGGATTGTTTAATACAAACCTATAGGCGCTTCCATTGAAGGATGCACTATTACCACCTGTTCCGTTATAAGAACTAAGAGTATTAAAGTTAAAGCTACCGATTGATTGAACTTCTTTAAACTGACTCGTAGTTGAGTCATATACCATCATCTTATCTGTTGCCTTGTTATATACCAAATCCCCTTCATCGTTATTAGAGTTTGGAAGACTATCTACAACTC